TATGTTGTTTTATACATATGCCAATTATTTTGGTCTTGATAATGATAGATCCTTTTCTTTTACCAGGAATCCTACTGCTAAATATTGGGATGGATTTAGAACAAGTTGTTGGTGTGTATTCATGGATGATGTGGCTTTCATGAAACCAACTATTGCTTCTAGTGGGGGAGATCCTTCTGTTATGGAATTTTTACAAGTAATTAATGCTGTCCCTTTTGTACCCGATCAAGCTGCTTTGGATGATAAAGGGCGAACTCCTTTGAGAGCAAAATTGGTTGTTGGAACTACAAATACTGAGCACTTAAATGCATATCATTATTTTTCTTGTCCCTCTGCTGCACAGAGACGTTTTCCATATATTGTGGAACCAACTGTAAAAGCAGAATTCACCGATGATAATGGAATGTTGGATTCTTCTAAAGTTATCCAAGAAGATATTCCCAATTATTGGAACTGGAAGGTTTATTTGATTAAGCCAAATAGAAATTTGAGTGGTTTGGGTGTGAAATCAGAAATTATGAATACTGATGATGTTCATACTTTCTTAAAATGGTATTGTACCACAGCTCAGGACTTTGAAGATAAGCAAAATATAGTGGAGGAAAGTGTCAACAAGCTTTCCAATATTAAAGTTTGTAAACTCTGCAAAGGAGTCGGTTCGAATTGCTCATGTGAATTACAATCAGGGGCTTTTAATTATTTAGGTAATTTCCTCCTAATATTTAATCTCTTTGAATTGTGTGTATTTTATATGATAGCAACAAGACCATTACAATTCATTCATTATTATCTAGCCCAGAGATCTCATTTTTACAATACATATATTTGTCATATATGGTTAAAATGGCATTCTGTAAATCAACGTTATCATAGATGGCTTTATAGGCGTATGGGTAATAAGGTTGAAAATTCTTTTGTTGAGAAAATGCGTCCAACAGAAATTGTTGCTTTTATAACCTCAATTTTATTGACATATAAATTGTATCGATGGTATAAACCTAAAAAAGAATTTGAAACTCAAACTGTCGATACCAATATTGGTGTTGCTCCTGAACCACATGATAATGAGCGGGAAAACGTTTGGTATAAAAATGATTTTGAATTATATGAGGATGATTTGACACCCTGCATTACCAGTTCTAAAGCTTTACCGACAGATTCTTTGGCTGATAAGGTGGCTTTTAATATACTATCTTTTGATCTCGAAACAAATCCAGGGAAAGGTATTTTCGGGAAAGCTTTTTGTTTGAAGGGTCAATGGTATTGTACTAATAATCATAATATACCACAATTTACTGGAACGAGAAAATTGAATATGTTCTTTCAATCTGGTAAAGATGGTGTCACAACAAATTTTTCCCAATTTATTGCTGAAAAAGATGTTGTGCGTGTTATGGATCATGATCTTGCTTTTATCAGATTGCATACTCTACCACCAAAAAAGGGTTTATTGAATTATATTCCCAAGGTGAAAGTTCAAACAAAACAAAATGGTTTTTATTGTATGAAATCACATGATGGTACTTACAAGTTAAATCCTATTAAATGTCTTGAGAGAACTTTTAAAATTACTAATAGTGGTATTAAAGATTTTAAGGGTACTTTTTACAAAGGTGATGTACAATCCCGTACTGTTACTGGTGATTGTGGAACCCCTCTTATATTGGATACACCAAAAGGTTTTATTCTTTCAGGAATTCACGCTCTTTATGAGCATAATTCCGGCAGTGTCTTTGCTATTGCTATTGATCAAAGTATGATTCCTGATTTGGATGATAGATACACGGTTCAAGGATCGTGTGTTTCTATTAGTGCTCCTTCTGCTGATAGATCTATTGGAAGTTTGCATGAAAAGTCTGTTTTTCGTTATCTTTCAAATGGTTCAGCTGCTGTAATTGGTTCCTTTTCTGGTTTTAAAAGATCTAATAAAAGTGCAGTTGAAATTACTCCTATGGCCCATTTTATGGGAGAAAGAGGATGTAAAATCAAGTATGGTGCACCTGTTATGAAAGGTTGGGAACCATGGTTCATAGCTGCAAAGGAGATGGTAGAACCAGTTACAACTTTTGACAGTAATTTGATTGAAAAATGTTCTCAAGCTTACCTGAATGATGTATTACAATCACTTTCTCGAAATGATCTTGATCAAGTTGAAGTTTATGACGATTTTACAGCTATCAATGGAGCACCTGGAGTTGCTTATATAGATAAAATAAACAGGAATACCTCCTCTGGTAATCCTTGGAAAAAATCTAAAAAGAAATTCATGACAATTATTCCTGAGGAAAGAGGAATGCAGCATCCTGTTGTTGTTGATGATGAAATCATGGATAGGGTGGTAGATATCATCAATAAGTATAAAAGAGGTGAACGTGCCAATCCAATTTTTTGTGCGCATTTGAAGGACGAACCAATCACTTTTAAGAAAATTAAAGCGAAAAAGACTCGTGTCTTCACAGGTGCACCATTTGATTGGACCATCACAGTTAGGAAATATCTTCTGTCTATTACACGTTTAATTCAAAATAATAAATATGCTTTTGAAGCTGCTCCGGGTACAATTGCTCAATCATATGAGTGGCACCAAATGTATGATTATATAACCAAATATGGTACTGACCGTATTGTTGCTGGTGATTATAAGGCTTTTGACAAGAAGATGAGTCCTGTATTCATCCAAGAGGCTTTCAATATTATGAGATCTATCTGTGAAGAATCTGGAAACTATTCTGATGATGATTTAAAATGCATTGATGGAATAGCGAAAGATACTGCTTTTCCATTAGTTGATTTTAATGGTGATTTAGTTCAATTTTATGGATCTAATCCTTCAGGTCACCCTCTTACGGTGATTGTTAACTCTATAGTCAACTCACTATATATGAGATATGTGTACGCTTTATTACACCCTGAAGGGAAAGTTGATGATTTTAAACAGAATGTTTCTCTTATGACTTACGGAGATGATAATATCATGAGTGTTAATTTCAATGCTCCCTGGTATAATCACACTTCTATAGCTTCAGCATTTGACTCTTTTGGTATAACTTATACAATGGCAGATAAAGAAACTAAAAGTGTACCATATATCAATATTCAAGAAGCTTCATTTCTGAAAAGAAGTTGGAATTATTTTCCTGAAGTTGGTGCTATGCTGGCCCCTTTGGAACATGATTCTATTGAGAAAAGATTTATGGTTTGGACTAAATCTAAAACTATTTGTTCAGATGAGCAATGTGTAGCTGCAATTTCCTCAGGTATGCGTGAATATTTCTTCTATGGGAGGAAGATATATGAAGAAAAACAAGTAGTTTTAAAAGAGCTTGTAAATGCTTTGAATTTACATCCCTGGGTACAGGATACGACTTTTCCGAGTTATACTCAATTGATTGAGGAATTTTGGAGAAATTCACAACGGGTGGGCTGTCTACCATCCGATTTAAGCAAAATAGACCATAATATACAGTTACTGAATATTCTATAAAGAATTCTTGGAATAGAATATTAGCGTGGGTGTATTGTGAACTCCGCCAGGGCGTTCCCCAAAGTCCCTTTTTAGGGAAGAGTTTGGCTGAACTTAAGAGAATTCAAAACTTATTGGGGTATGAGTCAATCCCTTTAAGTTAAAAAAGACTTGCTCAAAAACAAAATTACACACTGGCTTCGGAAGAAAAGGAGACGACTTACTCTTTCGATACAGCCGTATTCGTCGAAAATTATGCAGAACAAAGCGAAAATTGTTGGCAATCTAGTAATAATACTAGTGAAAGCGATCGGTATTGTTCTTGGATATCTAGTCACACGGATTTTGGAAAATATCAGTTAATGAATGTTTGTGATTATCAAATACAATCTGAAGAGACAGATGTCCTTGAACAAACCAAGGATGTAGCGTCAGATCAGGTTCAACAAGTGACTGTTGGTTTTGATGATGAAAATGCTGGGCAATCCATGGAATTAAAACATTCTATTGGTTATACTCAGGATGATTATTCTGCAAATTCAGAAATTCAAAAGTTTTTGTCTCGTCCTGTTAAAATTCATACTATTAACTGGGCTGTTGGTAATACTGTTGATGCTGCAATACATGCTATTCATCCATGGTTATTATTTTTTAATAATGCTGCAATAAAAAGAAAGTTGGATAATTATTTTATGCTAAGATGTAATTTACACATCAAAGTGGTAATTAATGCTTCACCCTTTTATTATTCATGTGTTTTGGCATCATATCAACCTTTGGTTAATATGAATCCTGCACCTGTCGTGTTGTCAGCTTCTGGTTTGAAAGAATTAATTCCTTTCTCTCAGAGACCACACATTTATGTTTATCCTCAATCATGTGAGGGAGGTACTATGACTTTGCCTTTTTTGTATCACAAAGAATGGCTCGATGCAACAAGTTCTTCAGATTTGAGTGATATGGGGGAAATTATGTTTCAATCATTGTCTCCTCTTCTTAATGCTAACTCAGTTGCTGGAACAGATTGTACGATCCAAGTTTATGCTTGGGCGGAAGATATCGAGTTGGCTGGACCAACTCTTGAACTTTCTGTACAGTCAAAAGAAGTAAATTTAAAGAAACGTGGTAAGAAGAGTGCACAGAAGAAACAATTGGTTCAAGAAGATGAATATTCTCATGAAGGAACAATCTCGAAACCAGCTTCAGCTTTGGCGAGAGCTGCAGGTTTATTGGCTGATGTTCCAGTAATTGGAACTTATGCTAATGCTACATCTTATGCATTAGATAAAGTGGCTTGTGTGGCCTCCTTGTTTGGATATACAGATGTGCCTGTTATTGATGATGTTCATGAATTTAAGAATCAACCTTTTCCTCAATTGGCTTCTACAGATATTGGTATTCCTATCGAGAAAGCTACATTGGATTCAAAGAATGAATTATCTATTGATCCAAGTATTTGTGGGGTCGAATCTGAAGATGAACTCCTTATCTCGAAATTTGTAACTCGTGAAAGTTATTTAGCTATTTGTGATTGGACAGCTGCAGCAGCAGAAGATACATTATTATACAATTTTAATGTAACTCCAATGTTACTTGATTTTGAGAATTCAGGGGGTATTACAAATGTTATATATCCAACTCCAATGTCTTATGTTGCGCGTGCGTTTCATAATTGGCGAGGGGATATTATATTTCGTTTTAAATTTTTATGTTCTCAATATCATAGAGGACGTGTAAAGATTGCGTGGGATCCCGTTGGTGATATTGCCAATACTGCAGAAACAACTTCAACAGTTTATACAAAAATTGTTGATATTTCCTCATGTTCGGATGTTTCATTTAGAGTTCCATATACTCAGACTACGGCGTATCTGCAAACACCAAGTTCAATGGATTTTGTAAGACATGGTACTTCACCAATTACTCCAAGTCAAGGTTTTCATAATGGAATCTTAACATTGCGGGTTTTGACCCAACAAACATCACCAGTTGCTTCGGCTGATATTAAGGTTGCTATGTTTGTGCGTGGTGCTGAAAACCTTGAATTTGCCAATCCAGACACTATTTCCAATGAGTTATCACCTTATGTTGTTCAATCATCTGAGATTGTTTATGATGAAGGTGAACATGAGACTTACAACTTGGGTGTTGCTGAATCGAAAGCAGAACCTTATATAAATTCTATTTATATGGGTGAATCTGTTGTGTCTTTGCGCACTTTAATGCGTCGTACAAATTTTCATGCATATTATCCTTTTAATGCGACACATTCGGCTGCAGATACATCATTAAGATACTTGACACAAGTACCTCGTTTGCCTGTGATCCCAGGATATGACGCAAGTGGACCTTTTACGGCAAATGATCTTGTTGGAGTAGGTACGCATGCTTATAATTATGTGAATTGGACTTATTTAAGTTGGTTCCTACAATGTTTTGTTGGTAATAGAGGTAGTGTGAATTGGCAAGTTAATGTTCATTCTACAACTCCTATGCCATCGGTACACGTTGAACGATTAACAGGTCATGAAAATTTAACTCTGGCTGTTTCTCGATACATGGGTACGGCAGGTTCAGCGGCTACCACTACAAGTGGTAAGGCGCGTTTCATGATGAATGAAGTTCCTCAGGGATTTGGTGGAGCTACAATGACTGGACAGCGAACTCAAGTTGCTGCTTCACTATCAGTGCCCATGTATAGTTATCTGAAGTTTGTTTCTAATAACATTACAACACGAAATCTCGGTTCTACAGCCGAAGATACAACACATGATGGGTTAGCTATAAATGTTTTGACCCATCCTTCCACCGACGGAGATAATACTGATGGTGGAGTTGAACTTTGGTGTTCAGCAGGTGTGGATTTTAATCCCATCTTTTTCTTGAATTGTCCTTGTATATATAATTACAAGACACTTCCGACAGATGCTTAGGCGTTTGTCAAAACTATAAATTTAAAACACACGGGGCGGTCGTGTGTCTCACTTTATCGGTGAGTTTTGGCGTTTGGGCCAACCATGATAAATCATTTCTGATCTCTAATGTGATCAGGAAAGCGTTACGACGGGTTTTTAT